CATTTGTAATAGTAAGAGTAGAAGTAGTTACTGCATGGGTAACTCCCTCTTCTACTTCAAATTCTCTAATATCGCAATCTTCTCCATAATCACAGGATTCGTAATCTTCTAAGTATCTCATACACCCTGTAAATGAATTATTTGCCCAACCAATTTTGTCAGTATTTATTGAAGGGTGAGTTACTGTTGCATGTCCTGGGTCTGTTGTATCGCACATATCTTCTGCGGGCATAATTATTTTTACTCTGCCTGTTGGGTTATTACCATCATAAACTCCACTGTCATTAATTGTAACTCCTGTAATTACTCCTGAAGAATTTGTGGTACATGTTACTCTTGACCCCCAACTACGACTTCCAATAGTATTATTTGTTGATGTATTATTTTGATAGTATCCTTTCAAATTTGAAACACTTGGTTTAAATCCGCTCCCACCACTAGTAACTGAAATACTTCCTAAGCTATAATTTTGGTCATATGAGTTATATGACCAGGTATAACTAAAAGTTGGCTGAGTTATTCCAGTCATCCAATTACTCATCTCGCTATCCATAGTCCATACTACATTTACTTTCGGTTTGTATCCTAAGCTGTGTGTAATGGTATGGGTTGCTCCCGGGTCTAATCTGCCTTGTCCTCTATGAGATACAATATACGCTTGAAGCGCATCTGAATCAAACATCATTTGGTCTGTCGAAGCAGTAACATTTACACTAGGTTTACTTACATAAACCCCTTTGTCACTTCCTCTTGTTCCTATTAATACTCTATCTACCATAATTAAAATAATGCCAAGTTAGAAATTGGCTTAAATGCCCATACTCTTAAAGTTTGAGTTGGTACTGTTGTTGTTGCTGTTTGATTACCATCATCTGCACTAAAACTAAAACTAGCACTTGTTGCTAATGTTAAAGTAGTTCCGCTTAATGAAGTAGTCATTGTGTTTGTTACAGGTTCATTATAATAAAAATTATTTTCATTACCACTCGCTGTAGTACTTTGTGTTGCAGTTGCTGAACCTCCTGCTGCTACACTTCCTACATCTATGGCTTGCATAATTAAAGCAGTATCAACTTGGTCGGCACTGTTGCTACTAAATAAAAGTTCATCAGCTGAACAGGTATGTACATTAGAACCTGGACGACTTATCCATATTCCATAAACTCCTGAGCCTCCACGAGTTGTTGATGCTTGTCCTATTATTACTCTATCTACCATATTAGTCCCATAGTAACCCTGTATCCCCTAAACTTGGGTGATTAGCTTTTGCTGTAGAAACTCCTGCATTGCTAGTATAAGTATTACCCATAAATCCAAAACCATTTGGTACTCTTAATACTAAAAAGGATACTGCATTAGAAGTTCTTGTTTGCACTACTTGTGAATCATTACCATAAAACCAACCATCACTGTAGTTTTCTTTATAACCATCGTCTCCAGAACCTACAGGTTTAAGTGAAGTGCTATCAAAAGCCCAACTATAAGCTAGTGCATTGTGTACCCTAAAATAGTGAACATCTGCACCTCCAAATCCATCTTCTAGAGTATGTATTTTTGTACCTTGTTCAAATAGTATATAAGTAGGTATATAAGTTAAAGTTGCTTTACTTCCAGAAGTCCAAGTTAATCCACTACTACTAATACTGGATTGTGTTCCTCCTGCATATATTTGACCATATCTTACACTTGTTGAATCAAATAATAAATCATTACTACTAGCAGTAAATACATTAGAACCGGGTTTACTAATAAAAACTCCTAATGTACTTCCATCTTTATTTCCTATTACTATTCTGTCTGCCATTAGTCTGCTATTACTATCCTTTTATTTGTTGAATCTAAAATTATTTTACTATCTGAAGTTCTTAAAACTGTTGAGTCCATAACCCAACCACCAGCTGAACCTGCACTTATTGTTAAGTTCAAACTACTTGTTGAACTAATAGAAGCTGCTGTAATATTATTTGCAGCAATCTCTGTGGTTCCTATTGCATTAGCTGCTATCTTAGCGTTAGTAATTGCATCAGCTGATATCTGTGCTGTGCCT